ATCTGATGCAACTGCAGATACTCTAGTAAATGTTTCTAATGTTGCCCCATGTTCATTAGATCTAAGAATACTTCCTACTGTAATTCCAGTAAAAATTGCTCCAGATGCATTTACAGATCCACCACTATCAATATTTACTGTTACAACTCCGTTTGGTAATGGAAATTTTTCAAGATAAGAATCTGCAATAAATGCTATCGTATATCCAGATATAGCAGTTCCTTGATAAACTGATTTAATATCATCTGTAGAGTATACTTGTATTGACTTAATAGTTCTTGGAAAATCTATTCCATCAAGTTGAATTTGTTCACCAACAGAGAAGGATCCTGAAGTTTGGCGCAAATATACCACTGCAGATCCACTACCATCAGCGGTGGCATATCCACTTGCACCACTACTCTTTCCTTTAATAAATGAACTTTTCTTTAATTCTGAAGAAGATAGTGAAGAATTTAATGTTATTTTAGTATATGTCTGAATATCATATAAGTATAAATCCCAATTTGTAGCCTCATTAGAATATGCGGCATCTGTTAAATTGAGTGTATATACTCTAGCATCTCCAATTTTTGTACCATTTGGGGATGAAGTTGAATTTTTTCTTAAATCATAAAGATCTATAATTGAATTTAATTTTGGAGCCCCAGAAGCATTATTCACTCTCAAAAGATTGCCCATTTCAAAAGGAATATTTGCTCCTGATACTGTTTCTTTATCTCTGGGTTTATCAACATCAAGAATTGTTGTTCCAGTTGTAGTTACATCATATCCCTTAACATAACATTTTCCTGGAGATATTTTTACACACATCAAATCATCTGATGGCGTATTTCCTTGATCAGTTTTTTCATCACTAAAGAATATTCCATTATTCCCAAGTCTATCATTTAAAGAATTATGTACTGAAGGAATGAATGGATTTACTGAATAATCGCCAGATTCATCATATGTTCTTTGTGCAAAATAATCTTTTAATAAAGAATATTGAGTTTGTGCCTCTATTTTTTTAATTTTTCCATCTTGAACCCTTAACAATTCAATAAAGTCAGTATCGTTGGTATCCGTTAAAAATTTTTTAGATAAACTTAAATTAATTTTAAATCTATCTGCTCCAGGAGCTGCGTAATTATTAAAACCTTTAGCATTATCATACAATGTTTTATCATCTTTAGAGGTTATAATTAACTCATCAACTTTCAAACCAACTCTATAAGACGGAGTATTTGTATAATAGTCAAGAATCAATGTGTCTGGATCTACATTAACAAAATATCCCCTAACAAAATACACTCCTTTTGCAATGGAAACTGCAGAACCTATAGAAGTTGCATTTGATGATACTAATGATGCAAAAGGAGTTCCGGAATTAATTGTAGTATTGCCATATACTATATTTTCATTTGCAGATAAAGATTCACCATCTACAAAAGGATTAAATTTGAAATTATTATCAGAATCCAAATATTTTACATATATTGTTAGATCTTTTACATTATTTCCGTCAGGTAATACAATATATTGAATAATTGCAGTTGTACCTGAAGATTGTCCTGTTATTTTTTTACCTATAAAATAATTAATATATACTGAAATATCAATACCAAAATTGGTGGGATTAAGTTTTACGGAGTAATATTGCCCATCATATCCTACATTTCCAGGAATCACCATAGATCCCTCTTTAAACACATGACTACCAAAAGATTCTATTTGATTTTGAAGAATCGATTGAAAGGTTGTTAATTCTCTAGCTTGAACTGGTCTCCCAGGATTAAATAAAACTTTGTAGTAATTCTTTTCAGAATTAAAATCATCGTAATATGGATTAACATTTAAATTTGTTTTTTGTGCCATTTTGTCTAAAATTCCAAAATAATTTTAATGTCTTCTTTTTGTCGTGAACTTCTAGATACTAAAGGTCTATTATCAATGTAAATAATATCTCCCGATGATTTATTTATCTCTGGATTTGCCAGACCTTTTGTAAAAGTAACTCCCAAGTCTATTACTTTATTTCCAACAGTAATTTTATTTGTGGGATTAGGATCTCCAAAAGATGTATCAATAGATCCGGAAAAGGGACTAATTAATCCTCCAGATGAGCTAAATAATAATACTTTAGAATCATTACTCACAGTATTATAATCTGTCTGATCACTATTATTTGTAGATCCAAAAAACAATGACCTATCTCGATAATATTTTAGAACTTTAGTTTCACTATCATAAGAAGCAACATAACCTCTTGCAGTTCCTCCACTAACTGTTTGTGTAATTTCTTGTCCAATTGTGGGAGTGCCAGAAGATAATTTCATTGAATATAATGATGAATAATTGCTATCCTGAAAAACTGAATTACTCCCATATCTGATTGGATTTTTTAAAATACCAATTTGCGAAAAACTAGTATCTGTTGGAAAATCTTTTGTAGAATCATCAAATCGTGCATAAATTAAAACTTTATCTGTACCTAATTCACTGTAAATATTATATCCATGTCCTTTAGAGGGGGGAATAATTGGTATAAGTTTTGCTGGATCATTAAGAATTGAGGGTTGAATTGGCCCCAGATCAACTATACCATAAGTATATCCACTACCACCAGCGATTACTGTAGTTGAAACTATTTTACTATTTTCAGTTTCAACAAAAACCTGACCTCCGGTTCCATCACCAAGAATTTTACAAGTGCCGGTACTATATCCGCTTCCTCCATTTTCAATATAAACTTTTTTAATTTGATTATTATTATTTGTAGAATTTCCATTTTCTTTAACTCTAATTACTTCAGCATCTTTAATATTACCAATATCTTGATCCCATTCATTAGGAACAACAATATATTCTGTAGAATCAAATTTAATTACATCTGAAGGAGAAATAGTAAAAAGATATTTCCAAATATATCCATCATTACTTTCCCCAGCCGAAGATGGTTCTAACTCCGTAAATTTTGGTTCATCTAAAGATCCACCAATAATTGGGTTTTTTCCTGAAGATCCATTATCAATACAAATATAAACTCTATAATCACTATTGAGGACATAGTAATTTATGTCATAAAGACGACTAGAGTCAGTTAATGGACTTCTATTTGAAACACTATAATCATGCCTATACATTTCATATTTTGTATTGCGAATCCATTCAATTTTTTTTACGATTCTTCTAATATTTGAACTAGTAATTCTTTTTCCAAAAATTGAGGTATCGTGATAATGAGATAGATAATCTAAATTATCAACAGGTGATGGTGGATCAGTATTCCAACTATCTGTTCTACCAAACCCAACTTGTGTAGGATTTGTTAATCCTACAAAAACATCATATGCATTTGTAGTATCTACTACAGAATCTACAAAATTACTTGCATTTAAAATTCTAAATTGATCTGTTACAACTGCAGACATATTAATAGTTTTTTCTATATTTATAATTCATTTTTTGGTAATGCTCCAGTACCTCTCAAACCAACACCCTGTTTATAATTACTTCTTCTTTGAATAGTTGAAAAGGTTGTTAATCCAGCACCAACATCAACTGTTTTTCCAGAAACACCTATTGAAATTGGAGAATCGGATCTGGTAAATCCGGACATTCTACCCCAAGAGAAATTTCCAACTACAGATCCAGAAGTTGTAAGTCCTACTATAGAAGTTGTGGATAATATATTGCAAGTAATTATTCCAACATGATTGGCATTAACAGAATATGCACTAATATTGTAAATATTATCCAAGAAGGTAGTTCCAACACCAACAACTGAGGAATTTGAAGTATAAATTGAAGTAACTCCTCGCCCAACACTTGTATTGTAAATATAGATTGGATATCCGGAAGTAAGCCCTGTCCCAACCGAATTTAAATAAAATTTAAGTGCCAATGGAACTCCAATTCCTGTTGTCGTACTTATTCCTGTGATAATTCCGGAAAACCCTTCAACTGAGGAAATACCAGTAATAATTTCTTTTTTGAAATTGGTAGTTAATCCAACAGTATTTACTGAATTTGGATCAATAATAATAGCATTAAAGTTTATATTTGGTATCAAATTATTTTCATAATTGAAGAATTGGGCATCATCAACAAAAATTTTAGTATCAGTAATTGAAAAATCTTTAATTATTTTTGCAGTTGGATAAACTAAAGATTCAATCGAATCTCTAGATTTATAAGATACTTGACCGTTAATAATACTATCTTTTTTTTGCTTAGTCCATACTATTGGTTTGTAATTCGTAGGATCTATTCCTTTATCGAAATATAAATCAGTTTCAAATCTATCGGAAGAAATTAAATCAAATACTTTTCTTTCATTTTGAGATAAAGTTCCATCTATATCATTTCTTTTTAATATTTGAATAGTATCACCATTTTTTATAGTTTCTGGTATATTTGTATTTAATATACTATCTGAATCTTTAGTTCCTCTATAAAACAATATTGCAATTTTATCTTCCGGTTTTGGTGCAGTAGTAAATACGAAGGATGTACCTCCTTCAAATTGATATGAAACTCCAGGTTCTTGGATAACTCCATTAATTGCAATTAATAATAAGTTATTTAAATTTATAAGAGAATCTTCTTTAGTTTGAAAACTGAGTAATTGTGAATTGTAATATAAAGGAAATCTGGTTCTTACTCCATCTTGATAATTTTTTATCGAATCTATATAATCAAATTCTCCAAATTGCCAGGCAGCAAAAGAATCCGAAAAAGTATCAACGACTGTTAATGTAAATTCGGATAAAGGAGATGCCAATCTCTTATCCGTAACTAATCCGACTGGTTTAAATACATCTCCACGATTAAATGAATAACCTTGTCTAGAAATTTTAAATGATGACACTCCAAAATAAGTTGATCCCACTCCAGTGGAAGAAGTAATTCCAGCATCAATATCAACTGTTAATAGCAAACCAATTCCAGTAGTAATTGTTTGCCCAATTCCCAATCTAGAAACACCCACTATTTCTAGATTTTCATAAGATGGTGGAGAAACAATTATTTTTGGATTACTATATCCGCTACCACCATTAACAATATTGAATGATAAAGTTCCGCCAGCACCAACAGATGCTTGTATTATTGCTGGAGTACCAGTATGCCCACCTTCATATACACTTATTCCTATAGAAACAATTCCATTATATCCAGAACCTAAATTATCAGTTGTTCCCAATCCAGCAGATATGATACTTCCTCCACTTAGAACAGCGGTTACAGACGCCCCAACAAGAGGTGCATAACCTAATCCAAGTGATGATCCAAGAGAAA